GGCGACAAGGTTAAGTGCAAGATTGGTCATAATACCCACTCTTGTACTGTATTGGAACGTCTAAAGGAAACTGTGCGTATTTATGCCTATGGCCTCCATCCTTATTCAAATGTGTACCCAGTAGACTTCAAGTATGAAATCAAGTAGCAACTAAATAGGGAGAACTATGAAAATAACAGACATTGAAACAGATGGTCTACTCGATACAGTATCTAAATTTCATTGTGCTGTTATCATTGACTTCTTCACTAAAGAAGAAACTTGGTACAGACCTTGGGATTTCCAGCAGTACATTAAGGACCTTGAGGAAGAAGCTGCTAAGCCGGATGGTCTCTTAGTATTTCACAACGGGATTAAGTATGACCATCCGGCTCTCGTTAAGTTAGCTGACAAAGTGTTAGACCGCAAGTTAGATATCCCAGAGAATAAGATATTTGATACTCTGGTTGCTTGTCGTCTAATCTACTCGAACATTAAAGATACTGATGCAGGATTACTACGCTCGGGTAAGATTACTGGTAAGCTCTATGGGTCCCACGCTTTGAAAGCATGGGGTATGCGTTTAGGTTTCTATAAAGGTGATTATGGTGAACAGGAGGCAGCATGGGAGACTTTCAATGAACCTATGATGGAATACTGTGCTCAGGACGTTCGGGTTACTCTGAGACTCTTAGAGAAGATTATGGGTGATACCTATTACTTCCCTAAAGAAGGTGATTGGATGGAGTGTGTGCGATTAGAACATCGTGCAGCTTGGGTACTCTCTGAGATGGAACGTAATGGTTATCCATTTGATTCTAATGGGGCCGAGAAGTTATACTCAGAGTTAGCTACTGAACGTGAGTTAGCTAAGATTCACTTACTCAAGAAGTTTGGCTCTTGGTATAACCCTAAAGGTGGTACTCAAGCGTTCCTTCATCCGGTAACTGGTGTAGAGCTCCACAAGTATCCAAGGGTTAAATACCCGAAGGCTGGTGGTATTTACAAGAAGGTTGTCAACAAGAAGAAAGGCCCAGAGTTAGACACTCGGCTATACGTTGAGGGTCGTCCATATACACCAGTAGAATTCGTAACATTCAATCCATCGAGCAGACAGCATATCATTAAGGTTCTATTAGACAACGGCTGGCAACCTGTAGAATTCACTGATGCTGGACAACCTGTAGTTGATGATGAACAATTAAGTTACGTTAAACTTGCAGACCCTGAAGCTCAGGAGTGTATTGACCTTATCAGACGCTACCTGTTGCTCCAGAAGTGTATCGGCCAGTTGGCTGAAGGTGATAACGCTTGGTTACGCTTAGTTAAAGATGATGGGATGATGCATGGTTCAGTTAACCCTAACGGTGCTGTTACTGGACGTGCTACTCACTCCTACCCTAATATCGCTCAGGTTCCATCTGGTCGTGCTGAGTTCGGTAAGGAATGCCGTAGTCTATTTGGGGCTGGTCATAAAGGCTGGTATCAAGTTGGTGTGGACGCAAGCGGTCTTGAACTACGCTGCTTGGCTCACTTTATGTCCCCTTATGATAACGGTACTTATGCTGATACAATCTTGAACGGTGATGTCCATTGGACTAATGCTGTAGCTGCTGGCCTTGCCCCTAATGAACCAAGAGACAAACACAACGATTACCATGAGTCTTGTCGAGATAACGCTAAGACGTTTATCTACGGGTTCCTGTATGGTGCTGGTGCTGCTAAGATTGGGCTTATAGTCAATGCCGGTAAGGAACGTGGTAAAGAACTCATCAATACATTCCTTGAGAGAACCCCAGCTATTAACTCTTTGAGGGAAGCTGTATCGTCTGCACTTGTTGCTGAGTCTAAATGGGTAGGTGGTGAGAATGTGGTCAAGTGGAAGAGGCGTTGGGTTAAGGGTTTAGATGGTCGTAAGGTCCATGTGCGCTCACCTCACGCTGCTCTGAATACACTGTTACAATCTGCCGGTGCTATCATTTGTAAACTGTGGGTTATCAAACTCGTAGAAAACATTAAGTTAGCAGGCTACAAGAACGGTTGGGGTGGTGATTTCTGCTTAATGGCGTGGGTGCATGATGAAGTCCAAATAGCTGCTCGGACTAAGGAGATAGCTGAACATATTGTAGAAATCTGCCAGATATCTATGAGAGAAGTTGGGGAACACTTTAAGTTCCGTTGTCGTTTAGATACCGAAGGTAAAATCGGTAAGAACTGGGCTGATTGCCACTAACATATACAAAGGAGACCTTATATGTCTATCACATTGAAATTTGAAGTTAAATCAGTTGGTAAAATCGTTTACAATGAAGAGGAAGTGGTACTGTTCTCAAAGAAATTGCGGGTAGCTGCGGCCCAATCTAAAGAGGAACGTCTCCCATTCAATAATGCTCTAATCTCAGCCTATGAGAATGGTGGTATTGAGTCTGCACTTGAAGTCCTAACCCGAAGTGCTTTACGTGAAGAGTTCCAAGACTCTATTATCAAGAAGTTGAACAAGGAGTGTAATTCTAAGATGTCCCCATTGTCCGTAGAATTCACACCACATGACTGAATACTTAAAGATGCTACAGGCTCTCCGTAACGAGCGGAGAACCTTTCAGTCTAACTTTGCTCGTTCTAATAGTAATCTTATAGCAGAGGCTGCAAGTCGTGGTCATATCTCCTGCTTGGATACTAATGGTCGTAACACTAATATGTGGCACGTGACTACATTAGGTGTGCTGTTTATCTCTAACAATGAGTGTAAATCTTATGGACAACTCTGAGAAACCTATTTGTAAGGACTGCAAGTATTACAATGGAAGTGTTTATCATGACTGCCGCCATCCATCAACCTTAGAGAAAATGCATAGCGTGATTCATGGTGAATACACAGTGAGAACAAACAGGGCTTTTAATATGAGATTTGATTACCTTAAGTGTGGCCCTAACGCTAACTTCTTTGAGTACTCCAAGTGGGCTAAACTCAAGATTAAAATCAAGGAGGTATTTACTTTTGGCTAAATCCGATAGTAAGAACAAACAACATGCTTTAATCTTAGATGGTGACTTCTTGGTTTTCCAAGCTATGAGTGCTGCTGAGACAGAATTCGAGTGGAAGGGTACTGACATCTGGACTCTCGAATGTGACCATGCGAAGGCTTGGAGTATCCTTGAGGGCTCAGTGGAAGCTATCAGAAACCGTAAGAAAAGCTGGTTAGATAGTAAACTGGTCATGTGCTTTACTGATAAGACTAACTGGCGTAAGGAAGTCTTACCGACCTATAAGTCTAACCGTAAGGGCACACGTAAACCTGTAGGATACTATGAGTTTGTCGAGAAGGTAATGGCTCATGAGGAGTGGAATAGTTTTCTACGACCAACACTGGAAGGTGATGATTGTATGGGTATTCTGGCTACTATGCCTAAACTTATTGGCTGTGAGTCAGCTACTATCTGTTCTCCTGATAAAGACTTCAAGACTATTCCTTGTGAATTCTTTTGGATGACTACAGGTGAAATCTTACAGTTGTCTGAAGAGGATGCTGACTACTGGCATATGTATCAAACCTTAATGGGAGACACTACAGACGGTTATTCGGGTATCTCTGGGATTGGCTCTGAGACTGCGGTTGAGTTCCTTAAAGAACCCTACAAGTTTATCCAAGAAGAGAAAATCTTTAAGTCTGGTCCACGTAAGGGGGAATCTACATTAGTCTGGAGTAAACAGCCAGCAGAAGCCACTGACAGCCTCTGGGAGTGCATCCTATCGTTAGGCCGCAAGGCTGGTATGGATGAACAACAAGTTCTCTCACAGGCCCGTGTAGCTCGTATATGCCGTTCCACTGATTATAACTTTAATACCAAGGAGGTTATCCTATGGAATCCATCGCAACAATCTTAATGACAGCCTTTATTGTAATCTTTATTGTTAGTCTATTTGTGTGGACTAAGATGAAGACTACGAATCGAGGTATGCTAAAGACTCTCTCTAAGAAGACCAAACGAAGTGGTCTTAATGAAGCCCAACAGATTATCTTAGAGGGATATCGGTGTCGATGGAATCCTAAAGAGGACCCTAAGTTCTCTAAGTTATTCCATCCAGTTTATAGCTAATTCTATTAACCCTCACTATAGGGAGATTGTAGTCATAAAGTAAAGACTAAAGGTATATACTATAAGTATACCTTTAGTTTATCTTTAAGTATGCTCCAGTTGATAGGTGTTTACTTAAAGATAAACTAAAGAGTTCTACCCTTAAGAAGGATATTCTAATATGTATATTAATAACAGTAATGAAGATACTACAAGTGAACCACAAGCTCCTATCATTAGTAAACGTTTAGCTGAATACCTTAAGAATCGCTACAGTGCTGACACTCAGATTTCTCAAGGTCTACTTAGTGACCCTAACGTAGTTCGTTCAGAAGGCTTCTTGTTAGGCTTCTTGGCAGGCTTAGGGTTTGCCAGACAGCAGATTGATATCATGATAGATAATCAAGACAATAAGAATACATAAGGAGGTCTACAGGTGTGTTTCTTCTCGCCTAAAGTATCAGTACCAACGGTGGCAACACCAGCAGTTGCCGCTACGCCTATCAATGAATTACCCACACCAGAACCAGCAGTCCTTGGTGGGTCTGATGAGGAGAACTCTGGGTTAGGTACTGGGAGTAACAAAGAGAACAAGACAGGTAAGTCTGCCTTAAAGATTAAACTTGCAGATGCTCCAGTCACCTCAACTACCACAGGTGCTAACCTTGGGTTCAACACCACTAAGTAAGGATGCTGATTATGTCTATTACTTTCGATGAATACTTTAAGTCTCACTCTGAGGATACCTTTGAGTTTCCTAAGGAGATTGCCTTAGGCTCTCTTATGGAGTACGAAGCTAATAAGGAGATACTCGATTCCTTTGAGTTCTTCTTAGACTACTACACAGCGTTAAAGGATGTTGTGTGTTCTTCTGATAGAGTCGAGTATTACCTTAAGGATTTTGGGGGTAGACACTTTGGAGCTATTGTCCTACAAGTCCATTCAGATATTCACTATGGCAAAATGGCTGTAGCGTCTATCTTATGGATTCCTAATGCGTACCGAGGGGACCCTGAAGTTACTAAGACTATTGTGTCTATCTTCAAGAAGTTCTGCAAGGAGTACGGTGTAAGATACTATAAGAGAGTCTCTAAGATAACTCCTTATATTCATAAACATATTGTAAAGGAGGTTAAGTAATAACTATGGGTGGAGCCTCAAAGCTTGTAAAGAATATCACTAAGTCAATCACAAAGCCCTTCTCTTCTGTTAAGAACGCTATAGACCCTTTAGGTATTGTCTCAAAGGTAGTTAAGCCTTCAGCAGCTACAGCTTCCACAGAGGCAGCAGCAGGGACTACAACAGCACCAGCAGCTTCTGATGTTACGGTAGCAGGTACTACAGCGGATACCTCCACAGAGGACGTCTCTAAGCGTAAAGGTCTCCTACGGTCAGCTAAAGGTAAGAAGTCATTAACTGTCTCACGAGCATCTGGTGGTGGTCTTAATGTTTAATAACGACGAGGAGGACTGGCCACTATGGCAACTACAACACGTACTGGTTTAGCGGCTAATGGTGCTAAAGTAGTCTATGACCGATTGGCTTCTACACGTCAACCTTATGAAACACGAGCAGAGTCTTGTGCTAAGTATACTATCCCATCGTTGTTCCCTAAGTCTTCTGATGGTGCGAGTACAGACTATACCACGCCTTGGCAATCAGTAGGTGCTCGTGGTCTAAACAACTTGGCCTCTAAGTTAATGTTAGCAATGTTCCCTATTAATACACCATTCTTCCGGTTAAACCTATCGGAGTTCCAAGCGAAGGCTTTGGTGAATGACCCTGCTCAACTGACTAAGGTTGATGAAGGCCTTTCGATGGTTGAACGTATTGTAATGAACTACATGGAAGCTAATAGTTTCCGAGTGACAGCTTTTGAGTTAATGAAACAGTTAATAGTGGCGGGTAATGGTCTATTGCACATCCCTATGGCTATGGACTCTCCGTATTCCCCTATGAAGCTCTACAGGTTAAGCTCTTATGTAGTTGAACGTGATACCTATAGTAATGTCTTACAGATTGTTACTATCGATAAGATTGCTTATGGTGCGCTTGAGGAAGACATTAAGAATGCTGTCAAAGGGGAAGGTGAGCGTAAGCCTGAGGATGAATTGACAATCTACACTCATATCTACTTAGATGAAGAGTCTGGTGAGTACCTCTCGTATCAGGAACTTGAGGGTGTAGAGATTGAAGGGACTGATGGTCAGTACCCGAAAGACTCAATGCCTTGGTTACCTGTTCGGATGATTAAGGTTGATGGTGAAGACTATGGCCGTTCCTTCTGTGAGGAATACTTAGGTGACTTGAAGTCCCTTGAGAACCTCTATGAGGCTATGGTTAAGATGTCAATGATTGCTGCTAAGGTATTGTTCCTTGTGAATCCTAACGGTATCACTCAGGTTAGACGATTAACTAATGCTAACACTGGGGACTTTGTTGCTGGCCGTAAGCAGGATGTTGAAGTATTCCAATTAGAAAAATACCAAGACTTCAATATCGCTAAGCAAATCTCTGAGTCAATCGAAGGTCGTCTATCGTATGCCTTCATGCTTAACTCTGCTGTTCAACGTAATGGTGAGCGAGTTACAGCTGAGGAGATACGTTATGTTGCAGGTGAACTTGAGGATACTCTTGGTGGTGTCTACTCAGTTCTGACCCAAGAACTACAGCTACCTCTGGTTAAAATCCTACTGAAAGGCTTACAGGCAGTCTCTAAGATTCCTGATTTACCTAAAGAGGCTCTTGAACCTGCGGTGGCTACTGGGCTTGAGGCATTAGGTCGTGGTCATGATTTGGATAAACTTCAACAGTTCTTAACGATTATCTTACCGTTAGCTGGTGTACAAGACCCTGATATTAATATGACTAACGTTAAGATGCGTATAGCTAACTCCTTAGGTATCGATACCTCGGGTATGCTTAAGACCCAAGAGGAACGTAACCAAGAGATGATGCAACAAGCTACTCAAACAGCTATGCAATCAGGTGCTCAAGCTGCTGGTGCTAACGCTGGGGTGGCCATGAGTGACCCAGAGGCTATGGCCCAAGCAGCAGCACAAGCAGGTATGACTCAAGGCCAAGTAACTGGCCCATAATAAGGAGATACATTAAGTGACAGATATTTATAAAGAGTTTGGTGGAAGCACTGATGCTGTAGTAGGAAGTGGCGAAGACTCTTTGACAGACCATGAGAAGGCTATGCTTCAACTTCCAGTATCAGTTCGTGATGGCGATGATTTAATTCAGATTGAACCACAGGAAGAAGAAGAAGAACTGGTAGAAGAACCTAAAGAGGAAGTGGTCCCAGAGGAGGAAGAAGAGCTACCTGCTACAACACCCGAAGTAGACCCTGATATCGTTGATGTTGATACTGCTGGTACAGACTTTAAGAACTACATGTCTGAGCAGAATGCTTTGGTAGAGGAAGCTATTGCTAAAGGTCTTCCACCTAACATCAAGGAAATCCTACAGAGTGAGTACGAGAAAGGTGAAGGATTCTCAGAGAAGACCTACGAGGCATTAGCTAAGGTTGGCTACTCAAAGACATTCGTTGATTCTTATGTACGAGGTCAGGATGCTTTAGCTGAACGTTTCGTAAACAGCTTGTATAACTTTGTTGGGGGTAAGAAGGAGTTTGAACGCACAGCTTCTTTCATGGGTACTCACAATAAGGAGCTTGCAGAAGCCTTTAATGAGGCTGTGGAGCGTACTGACGTTAAGGCTATTAAAGCTATCCTCAATACGACTAAAGCACAGATGACCTCGATGTTTGGTGTTAAACCTGCTCGTGATGTAACTACTCGGGCTAAGCCTGTAGTAGCTGCTCCTTCACCTTCAGTCCAACCTTTCGCTAACTCCTCTGAGATGGTCAAAGCGATGTCTGATAAGCGTTACCAAACAGACCAAGCTTACCGCATCGAAGTTGAGAAACGTGTAGGAGCCTCTCGGTTCTAAGACAGTTTCTCTACTAACCTTATTAATTCTATTAACCCTCACTATAGGGAGAACAGTTATACACACTAATTGATTACTCTAAGATTAGTTTAAAGTGTGTATGACTGTTGGTCAAACTTAAGAGACAATAATTATCATCATCAACAATAATATGAGGAGATTCAAACTATATGGCTTCTATGACTAACGGTCAATCTATCGGTTTAAACCAAGGTAAAGGCTCAGTAGATACAGATAAACTGTCATTGTTCCTGAAGGTGTTTGCTGGTGAAGTACTGACGGCATTCACTCGTCGTGCTATCACTCTGGATAAAGTAATGACCCGTACCATCACTAATGGTAAATCTGCCTCGTTCCCAGTTATGGGTCGCTCAGCTGGTAAATATCTGAAAGCTGGTGATTCTCTGGACGACCAACGCACAGCTATGAAACACTCAGAGAAAGTGATTACCATTGACGGCTTGTTGACTGATGACGTATTGATTTACGACATTGAAGACGCAATGAATCACTATGATGTTCGTGCAGAATACTCAGCTCAATTGGGTGAAGCATTAGCATTAGCTGCTGATGGTGCTAACTTAGCTGAAATGGCTAAGCTGTGTAACCTGCCAGCTGCTTCTAATGAGAATATTGCTGGTCTGGGCACTGCTTCAGTATTGCCTTTGGGTATCGCTGGTGAGACTGACCCAGTTGTAATTGGTAAAGCTATCATTTCTGGTCTGACACTGGCTCGTGCTAAGATGACTAAGAACTATGTACCAGCTGGTGACCGTTACTTCTATACTACCCCAGAGAACTACTCAGCGATTCTGGCTGCTCTGATGCCTAATGCTGCTAACTACGCTGCACTGATTGACCCAGAAACTGGTAATATCCGCAACGTAATGGGCTTCACTGTGGTAGAGGTTCCTCACCTGACTGCTGGTGGTGCTTCTGGTATTGGCTTTGAAGGTCAGACTGATGGTCTACACGCTTTCCCAGCTACAGGTACTCCTACAGCTCCAGTTGCAATCAACACCATAGTAGGTCTGTTCAACCATCGTTCAGCTTTGGCTACACTGAAACTGAAAGATATGTCACTGGAACGTGCTCGTCGTCCAGAGTATCAAGCTGACCAGATTATCGCTAAGTACGCGATGGGCCATGGTGGCCTGCGTCCAGAAGCTGCTGGTGCTCTGATTACTGCAACACCAGTATAATATTAACACAGTAGTTTAACTTCAAGAGGCTCAAAGATTTATACCGAAAGGTGCGAGTCTTTGGGCCTTTTTGGTTAACCTATTGACAATTATTAAATAATAACATAAGGAGGTCATTAAGTGGCTGAATATGATACAAGTTATTCCACTGGTGATGAACTCGATGCTGTAAACGATTTGTTAGCAGCTATTGGTGAATCCCCAGTGTCCACCTTAGAGGGGGACTCTAACGCTGATGTAGTGAATGCCAGACGTATTCTCAACAAGGTTAATCGCACAGTCCAATCTAAAGGGTGGACGTTTAACATTGAAGCAGCAACACTACAACCTGATACCTTCAGTAAGTTAATCCCTTGGTTACCATCCTACTTAGACATTCAGGTATCCGGTGGGAATCCTTATCGTAACCGTGGGGGTTATGTGTATGACCGAGTGAATCTTACAGATGAGTTCACTGCCCCTATTGTAGTTAATATGATTAAGCTGATACCTTTCTCAGAGATGCCTACTCAGTTCAGAGATTACATCATAGTTAAATCTGCAAGAATGTTTAACCGTAACTTCTTTGGAGCACCTGAAGTCGATGAGAGTCTTTCCTTCGAGGAAGAGGAAGCTCACTCAGCTATCATGGAGTGGGAGTTAGATTATGGTAATTACAACATCTACAACAATGACCCATTCGTCTCTGGGGCAGTTGGTCGTTAAGATACTTAAGGAGGAACCTAATGGCCTTAGTAAGCCAAGCAATAAAGAACCTTAAGGGAGGTATAAGTCAACAGCCGGATATCTTAAAGTTCCCAGACCAAGGTAACAAGCAGGTCAATGGGTTCTCCTCTGAGGTACATGGCTTACAGAAAAGACCTCCCTCTATTCACTTAGCTCGGATAGGGGCTTCTCGTAGTTTTGGAGATAATCCATTCATTCATGTTATTGATAGAGATAAATCAGAGAAGTATTACTGTATCTTCACAGGGACAGACATTAAGGTTATCGATATGGAAGGTAACTATAAGACAGTTAATGCCCCCTCTGGTTGGTCTTACGTGACTACAAGTAATCCACGAGATTCCCTAAGGATGGTCACAGTTGCTGATTACACTTTCATAATTAACAAGAATGTAACAGTTACCGAAGGTTCGACTTATACATGGCCTTCATACCCATCGTTGAACCAAAGGGCAATCATTAATGTTCGTGGTGGTCAATACGGTAAGACTCTCTCAGTTACCATCAACGGGACACTGGTAGGCTCTTACACTACACCTGATGGTTCCACTGCCACTGATATCAATAAGGTTGACACTGAGTACTTGATAACCACTTTGATAACAGCTATGACTCCTACAGTTGTAACTTCTTGGGGATGGTCTCTAAGCCGAGGCTCAGGGTATATCTTAGTGACCGCTAAGGCTGGTGACTCAATAACCACTATTGATACTAAGGATGGATATAACCACCAGTTACTCACCGGGTTTATCTTCGACGTACAACGCTTCAGTGCCCTCCCTGCGATAGCACCTGATGGATATATAGTGAAGGTGGATGGAGAAGCCTCAAGCTCTCAGGATGACTTCTATGTACGCTATGATGCAAGCTCAAAGGTCTGGAAGGAGACTATGTGTCCAAACATTAAGGCTGGTCTAAACCAAGCCACAATGCCTTGGGCTTTAGTACGGAATGTGGATGGTTCCTTCACGTTACAACAACTAACATGGGCAACAAGAACCTGTGGGGATGATGATAGTAACCCAATGCCTTCCTTCGTAGACTCAACGATTAACGATGTGTTCTTCTTTCGGAATCGCTTAGGCTTCCTTAGTGGTGAGAATGTTATCCTTAGCCGCTCTGGGGAGTACTTTAAGATGTTCCCATTGTCCGTAGCGAATCTCGCTGATACAGACCCTATAGATGTCTCTGTGAGTTCTAATCGTATTAACATATTGAAACATGCAGTACCATTCGCTGAGGAGTTATTATTGTGGTCTGATAAGGCTCAGTTTGTCCTATCAGCCTCTGGCATCCTTACCCCGATGTCCATTGAGTTAAACCTGACGACTGAGTTTGAAGTCTCTGATGGTGCAAGACCTTTTGGTATTGGTCGTGGTGTTTACTTCTGTGCACCAAGGGCAACCTTCTCGTCTATCAGACGCTACTATGCTGTACAGGATGTGACTAACATTAAGAATGCTGAGGATATATCAGCACATGTTCCCTCATATATACCTAATGGGGTCTTTCGGTTATCTGGAACAACCTCTGAGAACTTCTTAACGTGTCTAACTTCGGGTGCTAAGAACAAGATATTCTTCTATAAGTTCCTATACTTGAATGAACAATTAGCCCAAGAGTCATGGTCCCATTGGGAGTATTTTGAGAATGACAGAGTGTTAGCGTGTGAGGCCATTGGGGCCTATATGTATGTACTACTGGATTCACCTTCAGGTATCTTCCTTGAACGCATTGAGTTCTCAGTGGGCACTAAGGACTTTGAGAATGAGCCTTATCGTTTGTATATGGATAGAAAGAAAATCTATACTGTCCCAAGTGGTGCATACAATGATGACACTTATCTGACAACAATAGCTCTGAGTAGCGTCTATGGTGCAACTCCAGCCCTTGGTACATACATTGTGGTTAGCCCCGATGGTTCATTAGATATCCATGAGCCACCTGCTGTTGGTGGATGGAGTGCTGATGGTAACCTCTACCTCAATGGGAACTTAGAGGGAGTACAAGTGGTTATAGGGGAAGCCTACGAGTTTGTCTACGAGTTCTCCAAGTTGTTAATCAAAAGGGAGAGCCCTAATGGGGCTTCTCAGACTGAGGACATTGGGAGATTACAGCTACGTAGAGCATGGGTTAACTATGACACCTCAGGATACTTCAAGGTAACAGTTGAGGGAACAGGCAAAGAGTTCTCCTATGAGATGACTGGTAGACGTTTAAGTTCCCCTTCATTGATACTTGGGGATACCAACTTGGATACCGGACAGTTCAGGTTCCCAGTACTAACTGATGCTAAGATAGCTAAGATAACAATAACATCTTCTATCCCTTCCCCGTTGTCTATCATTGGGGCGGGCTGGGAAGGTAATTACATTAGACGTTCCTCAGGGGTGTAATGCACCTCTGAGTTAAACCACAAAGAGAGGAGTCTGGTAGATATGCTTATAGTAATAGACGCTAATGTTGGGGCCGGTAAGTCTACATTAGTACATAAAGTAGCTGACATGTTATCAAAAGTAACTGGTGAAGAGTGGTATGCTTTAGAAGAACCAGCAGACTCTGATAGTCGATTCAAGGAGTTACTCGCTGAGTTCATTAGCGACCAAGATAACTTACAGGTGTCTATCAGATTCCAGAAGTATATTGCAGATATGAACTACGATATCATGAAGGAAGCCTTGAAGTCTCATAAGAACATCATAGCGGAACGTTCACTATGGACCGGTAGTATCTTTATGGAAGCTGGTAGCTTACCTGAATATATTAAAGATGCTATTAACCTATACATGGATGTTGAACTCGGAGATTACCCAGAGATTGACTACGCGATGTACTTAAAGCGTGACTACATGGCTTGCTTCGACTCGTGCGTCTCAAGGGGACGTAAAGAGGAATCAGCGTATGTAGTAGATAACTTTAAGCACATCGAAGAGGCCCATGAGGACCACTGGCTTAAGGTTTACTCACCGAGAGCTAAGATTCTACGGGTATTCGGAACTGGAGTGTCCTTTGCTGATGCTTCTAATATAACCGCTCAGATTCTAACGGATATACATAATCATGAGAAAGCTTAGACTTGTTTATGCTAAAAGATGGCACTTTGGGTGTGTGGCTGCAAGAATGGACCCTGCGGATATCGAAGAGATACAAGCAGCAATTGGTCTCTCCCCAACGGATGCTATGAGAACAGCCTACGAGGCTACTCACTTAGAGAACTTAGCAATACTCGATGAGAATGACATTGTGTATTCAGTAGGGGGTTTCTCTAAGATTGGTCTTGTATGGTTCGTAGTAACAAAGGAAGTAGCTGAGTTTAGTCTTAAAGAGAAACTACAGGTCTTCCGATTGATTAAACAGATGAGAGATCATGTTTTAACTAATGTGCACCCAACTCTCTATAACACAGTCTATAAGAAGAACACACAGCATTTGAAACTGTTAGAACTCCTTGGGGCAACCTTTGAGGAGATTCACACTGATAGTGACTTCTTATTATTCAACATACAATAAGGAGGTAACTAAATGTGTGTATGGGTTCCTATTGCAATGGCTGTAGCCTCTGCTGCTCAGAACATTATGGGACAGAAAGAGGCAGCTAAGGCTAAAGGTGCTATGATAGACCAGCAGCGCTTACAGAAGATTCAAGTAGTCCGACAGATGAACTTTGCGGCTACTCAGAGCCAACAGGATTACCGTAACCTATGGGATACTACTTCATCTGAGTTAGGTAATTTAGATACCCAAGCCTTAAAGAATAAGACTACACTTGCAGCAGGTATCGCTGAGTCTGGGCTTGAGGGCCGTTCCATTGATGCTGTTACTCGTAGTATCGAAGGGAAGGACTTACGGGCCAGAAGCCAAGTTACAGAGAACTATGAGAGAGACTACGCGTCTATCTTAGGTGGTCAATATAGTAACTGGGAACAAGGTAAAGCAGCTTTTAAAGGTATACAAGAAGAGAGTCAAAAGGTTAACGTATTGGGCAATCTACTATCAGTTGGTACGGCTGCTGGCAAGGGGTACATGGCAGGCTCAAGTATGGCAAGTGCCTACTCCTCAGCTACCTCAGCTCCTTCCCAAGCATCATCAACCTCAAACTAATGGAGGGACTAAATAATGCCAAGTAGTTTACAACAAGCACTCTCTCAGATTAGTCCTTCCGCTAAGGCAAGGCTACAGGGTGTTTCCTCACAAACATACTCACCAGTTAATATAGGAGTTAAGGATACCTCTGCTGGTAATCTTGCAGACACCTTCGGTAAGTTCCTTGAGACTTCAACAGAGGCTTTTGGTCAGTACAATGAGTACCGCAAGAAGGAAGGCGAGAAGAACGTAGCCCAGATACTCCGTACGATGTCCCCTCAGCAGATTCAGGATGCTCGACAGAAGGGTTTACTGTTAGCTCAGGATGACCCTTATACCACAGCTTCTCTTAACTCTAAGTTAGGCGCTATGGAATCTGACCGTATCTACTCTGAGGGTTCCCAGAAGATTGCTGCTGGTCACTTTAAGAATCGTGATGAATACTCTAAGTGGATGGCTGATAGAACAGCTCAGGCCCAAGAGTCTATGGCCGAGGCTTACAGTATTAAACCTACGGATGCTCACTGGAGAGAAGGTTGGAATGATAATGTAGATGCTAAGAACATAGCGATATACCGACAGGTTGACTCTAAGGTAGAGGAGATGACTGTCAATCAAGGACGTGTAGTCAACCTTAACAGGGCTGATGGTATCTCTAAGGACTCCTCTCTTACAGGCCAACAGAAAGCTGACCTTATGGTAGACTTCTTGAATAAAGGTATGGCCTCTTCTGATGGTACTATTCGTAATGCTGAGATGGCTAAAGAGATTCTTCAGAGAGCCTTAACGAATGCTGCGAGTGACCCTCAAGGCTCTGAGTTCTTACAGAAACTTGGTGAGAAACAGTTAGACATCTACGGGACTAAGACCACACCTAAAGAGTACATGGGAGTTGAGCAATGGGATGTTCTAACAGCTCAATCTGAGAACTCACGCTTTAAGAATGACTGGGAGTTTAACAAAGGGATTCAGAACGACATGTTGACCATACAGTCTATGGAAGACACTGTAGGAGCTGAGGCTATGTTGAACCAAGTGGAAGGCAGGGTATATGCTGCTCAACCCTCTAACATGGCTACCCCAGAGAAACAACAGGTTCAGCAGATGAGAGAATTCTTAGTTAACAAAAGGACTCAACAAGCTAAGTCTATCAGAGAGGATACTGTTAAGCAGATTCAATCAGCCAACATGCAATTGGTGATAGATGATGTGTATACTCGAAGAGGGCTTGGGGAGAATATCTCAGTAGAATTAGACCAGTTACCTACTAATGAACAGACCGGTAAGGCCACACCAGAAGCTTTAGCTAATTATGCAAACTCTAAGTTAGACATGATTAATAATCTCCCTATCACAGAAGAGGAGAAAGATGCTAAACGTATGACCTTACTACGTTCAGATGTGGCTAATGGTCCTTTCAGAAAGCGTGTAGGTACCCTCATCACCGATGCTACCCAAGAGTGGAAGATGGCTATTACTACAGGTGATACCTCTAAGACTCCTCGTTTAGATGAGTTACAGAGGCTCTATAAGTCAGACCCTGTTACTGTTGGTCTTCTCTACCCTGAGCAACAGGACCTGTTCATGAAGATGGACTTGATGCAACAAGCAGGCTTCTCTAAGGATACCCTTGCAGCTGCTGAGGCTAAAAAGAAAGACTTAACGATGCAAGAGAAGATAGACCGTGAGAAGAACTGGACGGCTCTCCTTAATAACAGCTCTAATAAAGACCTGTCAGCTTTACCCAAACAGCTTAAAGATACTATGTATGCTGCGTATAGCGCTAATATAGATATGACAGGTAACGAAGATGCTGCTATTAAATATGTTCAAGGTGTCTTAGAGAAGAACTATGTCCCCTTTAAGACTGAGGATATTGGAGGTGCTTCAGATAACATTGGGATGGTCTCAAAGAACTTCCTACAGGTTGACCCTAATAACACCAACTCGTGGACATCTGGGAGAGAACTAATGGAGACTTATAAACAAGACTTCATTAAAGCTCATCCAAATATCCTTCCAACTGACGTGTCTATCATAGAAAGACCTAATGGAACTCTCATGTTTAAGACTGTCACTGGTTCCTCTATGGTTATCCACAAGGATGACTTAAAGAGTAAATACCAAGAGTTACTACAGAAAGCAGAGGCTGATAGAGCTGCTGGTGTAGAGCAAGAACTAAAGGGTATCAACTACCGAGGGCCTAAGGAATCCTATCAGTTCCCTGCTACACTTATGGGATATGATAGATACAAATAGTGGTAGACTAAAGGTCATTCTTACAGAGTGGCCTTATTGATTATCACTCACATACATATAGATGAGGAGAGAAACTAACTATGTCAGATGATTATGTAACTATTAAAGCTAAAGGAACACCTTATGATTCCTTGATACAACAAAAGGCTGATGAGTATGGTATTAAATATGACTTACTCCATAAGCAGATTTACTCAGAGTCAAGCTTTAACCCTAAAGCTAAGAGCCCTACGGGTCCTCGTGGTTTGGCCCAGATGACCACAGCTACAGGTAATGCTTATGGCCTTATCACTGATGCTGACTTTAACGACCCCTCTAAGTCTGTTGATGCCATGGCTCGACACATGAAGGACCTCTTAGGGAAATACAATGGGGATGAAGCCTTAGCTCTGTTAGCTTATAACCAAGGGGATGGACCTAAGGGCCGTAAACAGATTGAAGCCTTTCAGATGGGCGAGTATGACCAAGTGTCCCCAGAGGGTTTAAACTATGTGTCTAAGCTTCAAGATGTTATCTCTAAGGAGACTGCAAGTACCCACGACCTGTTAGGCCAGAAGGTCTTCGGTAAGGTAAGTAAAGACCCTTTAGAAGGTCTTAAAGGAGTAGGGGAGGGACTACCGGAAACGGTAAGCTTTCTGTCTTCCTCCAAAGGAAATGACCTCAACTCAAGTCCTGACCTACAGTTTGGACAAAAAGAGTTGCTGCAAGGTACTCCAAGTGATGACACAGGAATCTTTGAAGGGACCAGTAAAGCAGTCGATACAGCATTCCTTACAAGTACCATCGGGACAATGGCAAGAGCCTCATTCCACATGGAAGGAACCGACGACTCTGTCAGTGATGTCTTTCGTCTTAATATCAATAATCCTTATACGTTTGATGAAGAAGACTTAAACACTATACGAGCAGCTAAGCTACAACCAGACCAGATATCCGCTATCAATGGGGCTACCAGTAAGTCTTCCTTAAAGACTCTAATTAAGTTAGCTGTAGAGGCTCGACAAATGGATGAGACCACAAGAGCTACCTCTGGTACTGGTGCCTTACTTGTTGGTGGTTTCCTCGGTGCTGGTTATGACCCTTTAAGTTATGTTCCCTTAGTAGGACAAGGAGCTAAAGCGCTTAAAGGCTCTCGTATAGTGATGAAAGCTATGGGCCAAGGGGCACAGGTAGCAGGACTTGCAGTGGGCTCTGAGTTTATCAGAGAGAGAACTACAGGTGTTGATGCACATTATGCTGAAGCAGCTGTTGGTGGTGCTTTATTCGGAGCTGGCTTATCAGGACTTATGGATGTAGGGGCAAGAGCTTTAAGTAAACGTGGGGTAGTTCCAGAAGCTGATACTGTAACACCTTCAGTTATTCGGTTAGAGGAACGTGAGTCAGCTATTAATACAAATGGAGCTGACCCTACCATGAGGCTTGACGTTGTTGAAGATGCTAACTTTCCTTCTCAAGTGTCTACTGATGGCATTGAGTTTAAAGTTCATCCAACAGAAGAAGGTGCAGTTGTCTTAAGTGATGGTTCAGTATTATCAGCTGACAACCCACTGAACCCATTTAACGACCTCCTTGAGCAAGGCTCCTCTGAGAGAGCTGCAAGGGGACTTAAGGCTGGTAGCTTAACTGAGATAGGATTGACTGTTGGGCGCTCTCAGGATGAAGAAGTAAGGACCATAGGTTCTCTTTTAGTCAGGAGCCCTACCGGTATGGAATCAGGTTCTCATGGTCTAACAAGAGCAGTAGCCTCTGATATAGCTGAACGTAACAACTCTTTAGATAGAGCCATGTATAGTCAACTATCAGATGCTTTAGATGAAGCCGCAGGGAACCCTAAGTTCTATCACTTCACTGATAAGCAGGCATTATATGAGCAAGCCTTTAAGCGGGTAGCTAATGCCATCGAGAATCCCCATAAGCCAGTCCACCAGCGGGCCTTACAACCAGAGGATATGAAGCTACATGGTCTACTTAAGGAACACTTTGACCGTAAGTTAGACATGTTGATGCATCCTCAGCAGTTCGGCAATAAGAACGCTAAGCCTTTACTTAAAGGAACTCGACATGAGGGGACTTACTTACCAGTTGTCTATGATGATGCTGCTAAGAAGATTCAGTTAAGACGTTTTGGTTCAGCTGAGGGTCTTCAGGAAGCCATTAAGAACTCTTGGTTAGCAAGTTATCACTCAGTCGCTGAGGTAAAGACACGTGTTGATACTTATCTTAAGGAAGTCCTAAAGGAGAAGAACATTGTAGAGACCCCAGAGTCTCTTAAAGCTGAACTTGAAGAGTACTCCAGTAAGAAGGCTTATGGTATTTCTCATAGTGACCAATTTGCATATAGCTCAGCTGTGAGTGAGGTTAGTGAGGACTCATTGAAAGGCTTAGAGAACAACTCATTCCTTGAAGCACGTAACTTATTTGACAGTGACCATCCAATAATGGTAGCCGATGGTGGTACCTTTGCTGTTAATGACTTACGGTCTTACGATATGGGTACCTTAATCCCATCTTATGATAGACGTGTGAATGGAGATATAGCTATCATGGGAGCCACTGGACAAACCACAAAGGACCTTAAGGATGTTATTAATACCTTACAGACTAAGGCTAACTCCTCTGGTGAGGGTAAGTTGATTAATGAAGTAGCAGCTCTTACGGATGTCGTTAAGTTACTCACAGGGAGAGCCCGTGGTAATCCAGACAGACTCTTTGGGTCAATCTTAAAGGTCCTAATGAACTCAACGTTCCTCTCTAAGAATGCATACATGGGTGCTTTAAACTCTACTGAGATTGGTGGTGTGGTAGCTAAAGGTCACACAATGATGTTACTTAAAGGTGTTCCTATCCTTAATGACTTCATGCAGAGAGCTAAGGGGGCTGAGGCTTCTCCAAGTGTACTTAAAGAAGCTCATAGTATCCTCTTTGGGAAGGAACTGGATGATAGCCTACGGCCCTCCTCAGAGCATATCAGACAATCTTTACGTAAGGCCTCTGGTGCTCCTGACTTAATCGTCAACGCGGTGGCTGGTGCTAAATGGGCTACTGGTGAGATGGCTGCGAGATTCCCTATGAGTAAAGTCTTAGGTTCTACTACTAACTACTTCATTGATGCTGCTCGGCAAGGTTATCTAAGTGATATTATTGATGCTTCTTTTGGTAAGACTCAACGTCGAATCAAAGGGAATGTCTTAAAGTCTGCTTCTGTAACCGACGAGCAATATGAAGGTGTTTTAGGGTTGATTCAGGATTGCTTCAAGAGAGACAATAAAGGCTTAGTCCAGTTAGTTGATAAAGAGAAGTTCCGTACAGACCCAAGGAGTATGGACTTATGGAGACTTGCAGATAAACTTGGGGGTGACGAGGCTATCCTTAGACCTACCCATATCTGGAATCAATCAACAAGACAATCTCACCCGTTACTACAAGCTGTGACTCAGTTCAAGATGTTTGCCCTACGGTCTGTTAACGGTAAGGCTGTGAGAGCTTACAACGAGGCTACTAAGAACAATCGACAAGTTGACATGCTATTAGCTACAAGTGTTGGGATTGGGTTAGCGGGTATGGGACACATAGCTACTTCTTACATGAAGGCTCAAAGTCTCCCAGAGTCTGACCGAAAGGCTTACTTAGATAAGATGCTCAATCCTACTATGTTAGCATATGCGGGTATAAGCCGAAGCTCTATCCTTGGGGCACCTTTAGGTTTAGCTAATATCGTTGGGGGCCCTTTAGGGTTCGATATGGGACAGGATGTTCGTTCCTCTATCGTAGCTAAAAGTCCTGTAGGTAAAGGACAAGAGGGCCTGCCTTTAATATATGGACCAAGAGGGGGAGGTAAGTTTGCTGATAGAATCCTTGATGCTATTCCTTCGGTAGGCTTTGCGGCTTCAGCTGTACAAGCTGGTTACAATGCAGCTCACTTACAGTCAGATGATAACAAGTATTGGGAAGAGCAAGGCTTTAAGACTGGTCTATATAATGGCTTAAAGAACATTGTGCCTAACGACCCGATTACTCAACGTCTCCTCACAGAGATAATGACTGAACAAGGGATTAAGATTGACCAGTCTAAACGTTAATAGTAATAACACAGTTATGGTTTAACACTCACTATAAGGAGACATAATGGCAGAGCCTAAAACAGTCTTTACATATGACCTTGACGGGTCTAATCGTCTATTCTCAGTACCCTTTGAGTATCTTGCTCGTAAGTTTGTTGTAGTCACAGCTATCGGGGCAACACGCGTTGTCCTGACTGTTGGTACTGACTACCGGTTTATTAGCCCAACTCAGATTCAAACCACACTTCCTTTAGGTAATGGAACAGATGGTTATGCTACATTAGAGATTCGTCGGTATACTTCAGCTACAGAACGCTTAGTTACCTTTAATGATGGTTCCATCCTACGTGCCACTGATATGAATCTCTCACAGATTCAGACTCTACACGTAGCCGAGGAAGCACGAGACTTAACGTCTGATACAATTGGGGTAAACAATGATGGTGATTTAGACGCTCGTGGTAAGAAGATTATTAATGTCCTTGACGGGAGTAATCCTTTAGATGCTGTTAACTACCAGCAGATGCTTGTGGCTGAGGGGTCAGTTGGGGCAAATGCCTTAAGTGCTGCAAGTTCTGCTTCCAGTGCTTCTACAAGTGCCTCCACGGCTATGACTAAGGCATCTGAAGCTACAAGTGCTGCTCTTACGGCTACAACTAAAGCATCCGAAGCTGCAAGTTCTGCTCTCACATCTACAACTAAAGCATCCGAAGCTGCAAGTTCTGCTTCCAGTGCTTCTACAAGTGCCTCCACAGCCACAACTAAAGCGTCTGAAGCTACAAGTTCTGCGGCAAGTGCTTTAGTACAAGCTGATAGAGCTGAGAGTGAGGCTGATAGAGCTGAAGGATACGCTAATGGCCTTAGTCTACCAAGTGCTACTGGTAATGCTTTGAAGTTCTTACGACAGAACTCTGGGGCCACTGGCTTAGAATACGTAGAGTCTTACACTAAGGGTGAACAAGATACTACTAATGGTATCCAGAACTCACGGTTAACCACGCTTGAACAATGGCCGGTGCTTAGAACACCTTCTACTTATCTAATTATGCTCAACGGATGGACTGCATCCGACAGTGAGGTTGTAATTGTTGAAGATAAACTTGATATAACAATCAGGGGGATATTCAGGCGGTCAGTTCCTATAACTGCCCCGGGTATATTTGCTGTATTTAATCTACCTATTACATATACTAAATGTCCTTACTCCCCAGCCATCCTCAACGCTACCTCTGTCACGGGAGCTAATATTGAAACATATATAGTACAATCATCTTCAGGTAGCATTCAGGCACAAAAGTTTTTAAGTGATAGTACAAGCCACCTGATAGTTAACCTAACGATATTCAAATAGGGAGACTAAATGTCGTCACTTTCGATTAATGGCTATTGGTCCCACAGCGGAGGAGGCTACGTTAATGATGGGGCTGCTCACGTGCAGCTCCTCTATAAGCCCCTCTTCACGTTTCCTTTTGACAGCTTTACATACTCCTCAGATTCACTTGTAGCATCCTTAGTTACCCATAATGGTGTAGTAGCTAATATGACAGACCCTCAGAAACTTGAGGTTAACACTTACGTTAGACGAGTAGCTAAATCAGACCCTTGGTTGGCTACGAGAACACCTTCAAGAGTTAAGATTGAGACTGTCTGGGATAATTTAACAGGCATTACTTTATTGATGGGGATTCAGTATAACATTGTGTCTTTACTTAAAGGTAAGCCCAAGGATTCCGACTTCGCTCCTTTCATTAATACAACAGTTGATAAGCTTTTCGCCCTACCGGTAGACTCTGTGATGAACTTTAAGTTTAACATACAGGGCACATGGTCTGCTACTAATAACCAAAGAGCTATGACCGTGGATTTCTTAGGAACAAGTAGTAATAGCTTAACAATCAACAGGTCTTTCTCTAAGAACCCTGATATAATCAACTTCATTACATTCTTTGCTATAGATAGAGACGGTGATATCCAAGGCGTGGGGACTCCTCCGGTTATTCAAGCCGAAGGTGCTAACTTCACAATGACTAAAGCCACTCTAATTATAGACCAATTATCATAAGGAGCCTTACTAAACATGTATAGATTAGAATTAGCTGTACTTGAGACTGGCGGTTCTTACATTAAGAATCTTGATACAACACAGCGAGGTTTCTCCATGAGTAACCCAGTGTTCTCATTTAGTTATAAAGCTATCTCATATAATGATATCACTTCTACTTATACCTACGTGAACACTTCTGGAGTTCTAACAGTCCTAACTGCTGGTCAGAAACTTGAGGTCTACAACTGGGCAGTTAAACTAACAGCTTCCGACCCTTGGTCTCCTACTCAAACAGCCCCATCATCATTAGAGCTTCCACCTCGAACATGGGCACAACTACAAGCTGTATCTACGAGTTACCTTATTGAAGGGACCTCTTGTTATGTTACAGACCTATCAGCCCGTCTTATGTGGAGAGGGACTGTGTGGACAACCTTAACACCCGTGGTAGGTAACTGGTCGTTAGTATCCTCTTTGACAACTTTAGGTATTGGCTCTGAGGCTTCTGTTAGTGATTGTGGTAATGCAGTAGCTGTTTATGGGCCTACTGGTTGGACCTTCCGCCCAATCATCATAAACAGTAACGTTAAAGTAACTCTTACAGGTACTTCCACTAAGACCTCTTTAGCTCAGGTAGTAGTCCCTGCACATGTCCTTGGTAATAATGGGACTGTGCTCGTTGATGTAGACTTCTCGTGTACTGGTAGTACCAACATTAAGAATCTCTACGCTGAGCTTGGTACAGTTGATTTAATGGGAGGATATGCTGTCAGTTCGGCTACTGCGATTGCAGCCCGTAGAAGTGCCAAAGGACGTTCTCGGACTAAGAGTACTGTGTGGGGTGTTCCTCTATGGTCCTTTGATGGTACAGCTACTTCCTTTAGTCCCCAAGCTGTAGATCTAACAGTGGCAAAGACATTGAATATCTCAGGGAAGCTTTCATTATCGACTGAGACATTCAATCTGGAAGGATTCTCGATTAACATTCAACCAGCTATGTAATAAGGAGGTATTATGGTCAAGATTCCTGTGGTATTAACTGAGGATGGCTCTATGTGCCCATCCTTACCTTATCCTTTAGACACGGTTCTTGTGGTTGTCTCTGAGGAGTTCTACACGTGTTACCAATCAGGTGATACATTACCAACAGAAGAAGAAACAGAAGGAGGCTCCTAATGGAGTCTCTATCTATTGATTTCAATAACGGTATCATTAAGTCTGTCCCTATTGTGGGAGGCGCTGGTGCTGATGTTATGAGTAAGTTCTATGGGCTTACACTATCTGAATGGTTCTATGCTGCTGTTATCGTCTATACGATAGCTCAGACTGGATGCCTTCTGTTTAATACGTATATGAAGTATAAAGAAACTACTAAAGGGGGTGATACTTAATATGGCCTTAGATATCAAAGCATTCGAGGAGCTGCTCCAACAGTTAGACTCAGAGTCTGCTCGATTGATGCTATTAGATTTACGTAATGAAAAGCGAAGAGGCCCTCAGTTGTATAACGCTATTGCTAAACTGTTAGACCGTCACAAGTTCAATATCAGCAAGGTGGCTCCTGACACAGAGACTCTTAGTGCTCTCTCAGCTGAACTACCAGAAGAACTATCAGATGACGATTTATACTCTGCTACGCTGAACTAATGGAATACTAAAGGTCATTCTCACAAAGAGTGGCCTTACTGGATTACATTAATTACAAATAAGGAGGTCTATTATTAATCCTAAAGATAAAGCTATTGTAGAGAGATGCAAGAGAGACTTTGTGTCTTTCCTATATGTCCTATGGGCTGCTCTCAATCTCCCTAAACCAACTAAATGTCAGATTGATATGGCTAAGAGCCTTGTGACTAACCCTAAGAGACGTTTCATCCTTCAGGCTTTCCGTGGTATTGGTAAGTCATTCATCCTCTGTGCATTCGTTGTATGGAAGCTATGGAATGACCCTCAGATGAAGATACTTATTGTATCAGCCTCAAAGGAACGTGCAGATGCTAATAGTATATTCATTCGTAATATAATCACTCTAATGCCTTTCCTACAACACCTTAACCCTAAGCAAGGACAACGTGACTCTGTCTTGAAGTTCGATGTAGGACCTGCTCAGCCTGACCATAGTCCCTCAGTTAAGTCTGCTGGTATAACCGGTCAGATTACTGGTAGTCGTGCTGACTTGATTCTGGCAGATGACGTTGAGACACCAAACAACTCAGCTACTCAGTTAGCACGTGACCGTATTGGTGAGTTAGTCAAAGAGTTCGATGCTATCTTGAAGCCTAATGGAACCATCGTCTATCTGGGTACACCACAAACTGAGATGACCCTTTACCGAGAGTTAGAGAACCGTGGGTACTCAACCA